CATCTGCATCAATATTTCCTTCGAAGGAATCTTCTGGCAGTCACCAACGATTATCTTCTGGATTTTCCCATTATTGAAAACAAGATCTACTGCTTGCATCTGCCAGAAAGCCCAGATCGACTTGCAGCGTTCCGCTCGCAGCCCTATTTTCCAGAAACAGAGATTTTCCCAGCCGTCAAATTCGACCCGGCATGGATGGGCTGCTGTTTCTCCTATGTCAATATGATTCACAATGCGAAACGAAACGAGGAGTTGACTAGAATCACGATTTGCGAAGACGATTGTGCGTTTTTGCCAACGTTCCCGCAAGCCTATTCCATCATCCAAGATTTCTTGGATCTCATGGAGGGAAAGTGGGACATTTTTGTCGGTTGCGTGGCGAATATTCCCGAATCGGCCGAAATACGAAATATGTATTCCTTCCGAAATAAGACCTTCATTGAAACGAATGAGTTCCACAGCACCGTTTTCAATATCTACAACAGATCATGCTTCGATACTATACTTTCGTGGAATCCGGAGAACAGAAGAGAATCCAAGAACACCATCGACTTCTTCTTGAAACAGAAATTATTGCGCGTGTTTCTCATGGTGCCTTTTGAATTCGGTTGTTTAGATGTGAAAAGCACTCTGCGCGATCAAAACTGCTTTGATCATTACAACGCGCTTTTTGAAGTTTCAGAGAGGAGAATTCGCGAGAAGATGGCAATGTCTTTGCTCAAACCAATCCTCTTAGACTAGTGCAAGTATCTGCGAGATCGAGTGTGTATCTTCCTTTGAGCGAGAATGTGAAAGAGGAAGAAGAAGATGCAGGCGACAAACATAGCCTATGGGGTAAGCCCACGGTTTCTCAAAATGGATCCATATCGTTTTCGTTCTATATTGTCTCCGAGAAACGCATAATCCGGCGAAGCGAGGAGTCCATAGGATCGGTATTTCCTCTGTTCCTGTGAGATGCAGCATTTGTATGCATCGTCCTCGGCGTCACAGTTGTAACAAAACGCTTTCGAGGGTTCAGAGAGAACTGCACGAGGACTGGTTTGAGTCATGTTGACAGGAAGTTCGCAGAACCCATCGCGACATCCGCCTCTTGTGTTGGGATAATTCTTGTTTTTCCGGAAATACGGACAATCCTCGTTGCGCGTGCAGATGTGATCCCAACTGGAAACGTCTTTTCTTGAACCAAACCGATCCGCTTCCATAGAACACTCGTATTTGCGCTTTATGTTGTCGTCATAGCACTGATAACCAGCAAAATAGGAATCATCGATGGATCTTCCATCTATGTGCGAAACCTGGTTTAGATCGCTTCTCGGGATCTGTGTCGTGTCTTTTCTGTCTGCTAATGCGCGCTGTATCTTCTCTTCTGTCATCATGGAGGAATCGTCGCTTGAATCCAGCGAACTTGAAAAATCCCCTGACCACAATGATGACGGTGGTGAAGACGATGACGACGAAGGCGAAGGTGGGCGAAGATCTAGAGAATAGAGATCTTGTTCGGGAATGATCGAAACAACGGTAGCGTCTGTGAATCTTCCTTTTTGGAAAGAAAAAATCACTACAAACGCAAAGTTCCTTTCTGGTCGATACATGATGCAGCGGAGCTTCTCGTTGCCTTCGCACACATTTTCACTGAAAAGAAAATATTTGGAGTTGTCCGGCCGGTCGTTGACCATGTAGTACCGAGGATCGGTAGACCCATATCTTGGGATAACGCTGTTCTTAAAGAAGTCCGTCCAACCCCTCTTCAAAGCAGTTTGCATCTTTCCCGCAGAAGTTCTAGAAGAGTTCGCTGAAGAAGCGGTTGGTGCATATGACGCGTAGGAAGATTGAACGAATTCAGAGAGGAGAGCTTGGAAGAAAGAGGGATTCATTTCGATATACGGATCGTACAACGTGTTTAAATTCTTGAGTGTCTTACCGACATTATCTACCGCTAAACCTGCGGATGCGTCTTTGCAGTTTATAGACACAAACGACTCAACGACGTTCCGAAGTGATGCGAGTAGAGCAAAGGAAGACATCAAAATCGCTAGAAGAGTGAGAAACCATGTTAGCGAAAGCATGATTTTTGATAACAATACTTCTAATAACTTATGACTCTTTTTTTCATATTAGGATTGGATAAAAACGAAAAAAAAACTAACTTCTGATTACTCCATCTATCTATCTATCTATCTAAAGATTCAAACGCTATGCTACTACATCTATGGATGACTGATTCAAAACAAGATTTTTTCAAAATTCTTCTTCGTTCCAATCATTCATCAACCCTCCTCCGCTCAAATGAATAGGCTGGACATCGTCGTAACGTAGCTGAGGATCATATACATCTCGAATATCGCGACTATGTAACAGGCGAGACGCACTGAAGACGTCCAAAGAACTTAACTTGTCATGCAGCTCTTTCTTCTTCTGGTAGAACAGAAGATCGTGCAACTCTGTCAAAAAGGGTCCAGACTGAGTAGACGATGCCGAGGATGCAGAATAAGCTTCCGGTCTTTCGTCGCAACCTTTCGTCTTGATGATATGTTGAATTGCTACAGCTTGGAAATAAGCACTAGAAAAAGAGAGGAATGTCACGAACAGCTGCAGTGTCTTCGCAAGGAGAAACATGATTCGTTATGAAACTAGTCGGAAGAATTTATGAAGTCTTTTCTAGAATGAGGAAGAAAAGAACGAGAGAGGAAAAAGTTCTGGTCGTCAACGAAATTAATATTTTTTTTAGAAAAAAGCTGTACACTGTGTTTATAACGAAACACTAATTATAGTATATCATATTTTTACTTAGAAGTTTCCTAGCTCATAGAAGAAGAAATAAAATAAATGACGTTCGAGTAAGCAAAACTCTAACAAGATGAGTTTTTTTTTAGAAATACTCTTCCGCTCTCATTCATGACCGCCGTATCGCCCTCCCCAACCATCATGAACGACAGTCATATGGGTGTACGTATCAGACGAAGTGTTGAACATGGCTCCGCAGCCTCGAAAACCACAAATGTGTTTGCTGCAACGTTCATTGGGACATGCGAGATGATTACACGAATCGTTGGGTCTTCCATTCATGGTCTCTGCTTTCGAAAGAAAACTTCCACATAGACAGGCGAAGACACCAAGAGTGGATAGATCGGTGGTTTCTTCCAAGAGCGACTCGGCGTCAATCAGACAGGACGCTCTTTCACAGACCTCGGCAACAGGAATGCAATCGGAGCAAAGTAGGGGCGCTTGGTTTTCTTGTGTGTTTCCAGATTCAGTTCCAGATCCGGACACAAGCATCCCAGAAGTTCCGGAAATCCCCGTGCCCCCCATAGTCCCACATTGTCGAGGAGAATGAGCTTTCAATTGACGACAGTTGCTACAGTGCACGACGTTAGAGGCTCTGATCATGCTAGGGATGGAGACATCAACTCCTTTTCGAGGAGATCGGCATGCAGGACACGTAATGTGCTGAGAAAAGACGAATCCGCCAATGGTTTGATGAAATGCGTTCTCCAGACGTAGATCACAGGTCGAACAAATGGACGTGAGACACTTTTCATTGGTGCAGTGGCTTTGAGCAGACTGCAGCAATCCTTCTTCTGCAGGAGAAATAAATGCATCGCAAAGTATGCACACGTTTACTTTACTGGAGAGAGTCGCGGGGAAGAGAGTTGCAAGTAAAGGGTCGAAAACTATTGCGGAAGCTTTCACTTTGCGACTCTTGTACACTAATTCAGGCGAAGGAAGTGAAGAAAGTGCGCCAGAAATCTGGTTCTGTAACGCTTTTTCATAAGAATCTTGCATTTGATCGACGTTTGACATCCTCAAAATCTTGGCACAAAGATTCGCTAGTCGCACAGAAGAATGACATTCGCCCAAAATGCAGAGCAACGTGTTAAAGATTTCTGTATCGTATTGGGACAGATATTCATTGAACCCGCTCTGATTGTGTCGCATCAAATTTCTGAGCGATATCGTAAGATTGGCATTGGGTAAGAAACGAGCTTTGTTCTGCTGGACACAGTCTATGCACCGACGAAGAGCGCTGGAGCGGTGTTTCTTCTGTTTCTTGCCAAATTTCTTTCCACTCCTCTTGCAAACAATACATTTTCCAGGAGAAAGATGAAAGCTTCCACGAATACATCTGAGGCACTGGCCATCGTATATCTCTTGAGTGTATCCACAAGTAGAACATTCTTCACTTAACGTATCTGGATCTTGAAGAGGAAGATTTAAACGTGATCTTTCGTCTCCGTACTTCGCATTGACTCGTTGCAAGAAAAAAAGAAATTGGACGCGTTTCACTTCATCGCTCTGCAAGAACTCTTCATGGGCGAGGACGAATTGCAAGAATGAGGGAGTAATATTCTCGGGGGAGGAGAAACTGCTACCGTATTCGGAATCGACGGACAAAGATAAATCTAGCCATAATCCTTTCTGTTCGAGGAGATATTCGCGCGCATGTGGGCCAAGAAGAGGATCGTTTGCGAAGATCAGCGCAATCACGGCGATGTTTCTTCTGCTTCTCACTGCAATAGGAATGAACAGAGAGAAGAGCAAGGATAGAAACGTTTTCGCATCAAGACCAAGAGGGAGAAACGGAAGCGTCTTTCGTCTGTACATGAGCGTCTCAAAATCGTCGTTCGTGGGAACAGGAATCTCGACAATCTCGAAGAAACCTTTCATGGCAACCAGCTTCGTTATTTTGTAAGGGTTGAAATTCATAAGGGACGCCGTGAGATCCGACAACATCTCTTGAGGACAGTCTTCTGTGAGAACAAGGACTTCTGTGGTGGAAGCGTCCAGAGAAACGAGATACTTCTTTAAAATTGTCGATAATTCATCTGTTTCACAAGAAGCATCTTTGATCAGTTGACGAAGGAGGGGGTCTTTCGCGCAAAGGGTGCTAATGTGGTCGACGAGCGCCTTCACAACAGGATCGGTTCGAGCGAATCTTTTGAGAAGATTGTAAAGTCTACAGGTAATTTTCCTCTTCTCCTCAAGCAGATGTCGAAGCCCATGTTCGTCTTCTTCAATCACGCTTTTCACGAATGTAGCAGCTTTGCGACGGTAGGAAACATCTTGAAGCGCATTCGTAACTTCCGCGACGGTGTTTTGAAAGGGTCGGTACTTGAGAAGTTCTTCTTCAACAGTGCTTGCGATTACATTCTTCAAAGACTCGGAATTCGTAAAGTACTGGAGAGGACCAAAGCTTCTGTACATCTCTTTGCCCTCCGATTCTGGACCCATGACAAAGTTTAAGAAGAGACATCTCTCTGTTCTTGCGACGAGGTCTGAAAGAAGGAAACTCTCGTTCCACTCAGAGAACTTCTTCTGCTCGAGCTCGCTTTCTCTTGTGTCGAAGGGACAGGCATGAACGGCTTCTATTGCAGAATCGAGAGATGGAAAAGAAGCACCATATTTCGCCAGTTTCTCAGCATAATCCATCTCAAGCAAATTTGAGTAGATTTCCTCGTTGAACGTTGACGATGGTTCGCACGAAGAAATCAGAGAAGTGGGATCAGCGAATCCAGTAGGGTCACGACGACAGTTTGCGTCAGTGATATGAATCACGAGATTTCTTCCTGCGTTCTCATCGAAATTCTGGGAGACGAGAGTATGAACCGCGCTGCGAAATGCTTCTTCTTCATCTCCACCCCCTTTTGCGATTCCTCTCGTGCGCATGAAAGATGCGATTTCTTCAATACTTCCATGCACGTCTTCAATGATTTCCTTCTCCGAGCAATCGTAATCACGATAGAGTATCACACGAAATACAACAGAGGGAAAGATGACTTCGAAAAGCAAGGTGAGGGCATGAATACTATTCATCACTTTATCAAGACAGAGCTGCATCGATCCTGTGGCGTCTACCACGAAGATAACTTGCAAGTATTTCTTCATTTCTCTCATTTCACTCATTTCTCTAAACTTGCGAGACTTGAAATTATGACGCTCTTCCTCATTCTCTCCAAAAAAAACGATTAAAAAGAATGCGATTTCGCTGTTCTCTCGTATACAGTACGTAGTAGTATTATCATAAGTTCTGCTCTCCTTCCTCTTTTTTTCGAACGCGAAAATGAACTCTTGAGAAAGAGTTATTCTTTCTGTCAGCAGTGTTACACTCTTCCATTTTATTCATATGTATTTCGTTTGAAAATATCTTGTTTTAATTATTATT